CTGCAACATACCACAGTGCAGTACGAATTGGGGAAAGACTAACCCAAGAGTATCAAGCTAGTAAAAAAGGGATGGGTAATACCGACTATGAGAGCAAGTACGGAGCCTCTTGCTATCAGATATATGTAGTACAGAAGGTTGACAGCGAGGATACTTTCTTCTCAAGTGTAACTTCTGGTGGCTTCAACGCGTATGCCCCAGCTTGTGAACTTGCAAAGCTAGAGCATCTGAAAAAGTATGGCGTAAATTTGGAGAGGTTGTAATGGATTTAAGTTACTCAGATAAAGAATTAGCAAATTTAGTTCTAAGCCACTATATAGATAAAAAAATTATATCTTCCCCCGAGACTATTATTTTTCCTCGACGTGGAACACCTAATACCACATGGGGGGACCTAATACAGGCATTGGTTTATGGTAAAGATCTAACAGAGATAGGACAGCTCCTCGGCTGGAAAAATGCCAAAGGATATGAAAGCGCCGCAGGTAAAGCAAATATAAATGAGTTACTAGGAAAATCAAGCTTTAAAGTTTGGAGAACCTGGCTCTGCAATAACGTGCTTAAAGTACATTACTGTCAGTCTTGTGAGTGCTTTCACCCAGTGCACCTTTTTTCTCACGTGTTAAGAGGTTCCAAAACCCAAAGAGAAACCGAGTACAAACATATGTGTATAAAGACGTTCAATAAAGACTATCAATTAGCGCACACAAAAGAGTACCACAGAAAAAATCCAGAGGTAAAAAGAGAGGCTAGTGCTCGCCGTAGAGCAAAAGTAAAAGGGTGTACGATTGAAGAAGATTTATCGGCAATTCAAGAGTTTTACAGGAATTGCCCAGAAGGCTATGAGGTAGATCATTGGATGCCTTTAGATCTTGGAGGCGATCATGCTATGAGCAATCTTATTTATCTTCCCGCAAAGGAAAACGGTCACAAATCCTCTCTACACCCAGATGCTTGGGTAGAAAGGCGGGCATCCCTAGTTACTGCAGGAGTGCTAGATGAGGATCCAAAAAATAATTCTTGACAACATGGTGATTTTTCCCGTATAATATCCATTCTGAAATCGAGGAATGTATGGGACAAAGATTCTACGAACAACAACTCAAAACTCTGGGCGACTGCCCAGGAAACAAAAACCCTAACAAGAGGACACGCAAAGTGGCTTGGGACGACGATAAGAAAGCAGAAGCAGTAACTTTATACGAAGCAGCATCACCTACTCCAGAGACTAGCATGGAGATTGTAAAAGATATTGCAGAAGAACTAGACGAATCACCTAACGGTGTTCGCATGATTTTAACAAAGGCTGGCGTCTACGTTAAGAAAACCCCAGCAGCAAAAGCCGCTTCTACCGGCGCAGCTACAGGTGGCACACGTGTCTCCAAAGCAGCAGCTCAAGAAGCTCTCACCGTTGCTATCACTGATGCTGGCAAAGCTGTTGATGAAGAGATCATCTCTAAGTTGACCGGAAAAGCTGCACAGTACTTTACTACCCTACTTTCTGACGAAGGTTAGTAGTAACTATCGCCCTGCTAGATTCGTCTAGCGGGGCTTTTTTGCATCCAGTATAAATCACCTCTGAGTAAGTACATAGTAATAATGATTGCTAAACTACTACCAGAAGGAAACTATAGTGAAAAAGCAAGAGCTGGCGCAACTAGTGCGCTCATATGGGGATGCCGTTATTACTTATCGTAGCGAACACTCCAAAAAGCTAAAGTACAATGTTTGTACCTTAGACTTCACAACTCCCTATATTCAGAAAAAGAAGAATAGAGCCAAGGAAACTGATGACACTCTTCTTTTCTTCTGCTGGGATACTGATTCATACCGTCTACTACGACCTTCCAATGTGTCTAGTGTGGTTCCTCTCGCCTCTATTTTAAAGAATGAAGGCAGAACATGATGGACTTACACCAGGCTCCCGAAGCATACTCTCGTGTTATACACTATGATGAAGTTAAAGAAATACAGATAAGACTTACCATTAATACTTTCCGCGGTATAGAATATATGCATCTACGAAAGTACTATATGGACTTTGACGAAGAGTGGAAGCCTACCCCCGAAGGAGTAGCCATGCCTTTAGATCTTTCTAATTCAAGAGAGATGTTTGCAGGTCTAATAGAGATATTATCCCTAGCAGAATCTAAAAGCCTGATAGAAGAACATTTCTCTGATCTTATCCAGGATCTGTATAAATAGTTCTTGACAATCTTGCTAAAGTCCCGTATAATATACTTTCTTATTTAGGAGAATACCATGCAGGACTTTTTAGACAGAATGAGTAAGTTGTACTATGAAGGTACACCTGCTATCTCTGATGCGGAATTTGATATTCTTGCAGACCGACATAGCTATAACAAAGTAGGTTACACTGTTACTGACGCGATTTCGCATACGTATCAAATGTACTCTTTGCAGAAGTGTTTCGACATAGACAAAGCTCCTCTTAATGTCAAAGAGTGTCAGCATACTCCTAAGTTGGATGGTGCAGCAGTTTCTCTTCTGTATGTTGACGGTAATCTTGAACTAGCCCTCACTCGTGGGGACGGCATTCAAGGCCGTGACATTACTGATAAGATGCGTGAGCTAGTCCCTAATCAGATTAGCGATACACGTCTTGTTCAGGTTACAGGGGAAGTTGTTGCTCCCAGTAGTATACCTAACTCTCGTAACTTCGCTTCGGGGTCTCTCGGACTTAAAGGACTTTCGGGTCTTGAAGAGTTCAAAACTCGCCCCTTAGTATTTGTTGCGTATGATGCTACCCCACACCTTGCACAAAATTATGCTTGCTCTCTTGAGATCTTGCACAAGTTTGGCTTGAACGTGGTTACTCGCTTTAAAGCAGTTGACTATCCTATGGATGGTATAGTATTTCGTATCAAATCAAATGAAAAGTACGATGAGTTAGGTCATACTTCTAAACACCCACGAGGTGCCTTTGCTCTGAAAGAGCAGGTTGCTGGAGTGGAGACCACGCTGCTAGAGGTTATATGGCAGTTGGGTAAGAGCGGTGTTGTAAGTCCAGTAGCTATCCTAGAGCCTTGTGTTATAGGGGAAGCGACAGTGGCACGAGCAACACTGCACAATATTGAGTACATACGCGACCTTGATTTAGAGTTAGGTTGTAAAGTAGAAGTTATACGTTCTGGTGAAATCATACCTCGCATCGTGAGACGCTTAGATTGATTGCTACCTTGAAAAAAATAGTTCTTGACAATAACCTTAAAACTCCGTATAATACGTATTCAATTTCAGAGGAATCACGATGACCATAATCGAAGCCCCAACAAACTGCCCTAGCTGTAGTTCGGTGTTAGAAGAAGTCAACCATCTTCTGTATTGTAGAAACGCCCATTGTGGTGAGAAAGTTGCAAAACTTATCGAACACTTTGCAAAGACTCTCAAGATCAAAGGTCTTGGCCCTAAGTCGATTGCTAAACTAGACATACGCTCTCTCGAAGAGATTTATGAGCTAGACGCACTTGAAATAGAGAACGCCCTCGGATCTGAGAAGTTAGCAACAAAGTTAGTAGATGAGTTGCATCGCTCCATAGATGCGCCCCTAAACGTACTATTACCAGCGTTTAGTATTCCTCTTATTGGGAAGACAGCAGCGAATAAATTATCAAAAGTTTGCATTGATATAGATGAAATAGACTACGATATATGTCGCGAAGCCGGTCTCGGTGAGAAATCTACGGCCAACCTTTTACAGTGGCTAGAGATGGAATTCTATCAAGTAAGTATGCTCCCTTTTAGCTTCAAGTTTGTAAGATCTGAGAGCAACCCTGTTAATACATCAGTCAACACTGTGTGTATCACAGGCAAGTTGATAAGCTACAAAACTAAAGCAGAAGCTCATGCAGCTTTAGAAGCAGTAGGACTTAATGTAAAATCTAGTTTAACAAAGGATGTAACAATCCTAGTAAACGAAAGCGGTATTGAATCCGCAAAAACCAAGAAGGCCAGAGATGCTGGCATTCAAATTGTAACTAACCTTAAAATTCTTACCGGAGAATAATATAATGGCACTACCTAAGTGGACTGAAGAGCGTACAGCTCAACTAACTGAATTTGTCGGTGGCGAAAGCCCCGTATCCCAAGCTACTGTTGCGGAAGCAGCTGATCAGCTTGAAACCTCTACTCGTTCTATCTCTAGCAAATTGCGAAAGATGGGTCATGATGTAGAGCTGGCTTCTGCCGGAGCTACTCGTGCGTTTACCGATGCACAAGAAGCAACCCTTGCAGCTTTTGTCTCTGACAACAGCGGCGAGTATACTTATGCTGAGATTGCTGGTCATTTTGAAGATGGTCACTTTTCTGCTAAGTCAATCCAAGGCAAGATCTTGTCTATGGAACTGACTGGTCACGTTAAGCCTGCTCCTAAAGTTGAATCAGTACGCACGTACTCTGAAGCTGAAGAAGTAACTTTTGTATCTATGGTACAAGACGGCGCTTTTGTAGAAGCAATTGCTACTGCACTTGATCGCTCAGTAAACTCTGTTCGTGGTAAGGCTCTTAGCCTCCTTCGTTCAGGCGACATCGACGCTATCCCACGTCAAGAGACTACCAAAGGCGCTTCTAAAGAAGATCCATTGGCTGACATCGTTGATATTGGTGGCCAGACTGTCGAAGCTATCGCAGAGCAAATTGGTAAGACCGCCCGTGGCGTTAAGACTATGCTCACTCGTCGTGGCCTTTCAGCCGCTGACTATGATGGCGCTTCTAAGAAAGAAAAAGCCTCAGCTTAATCCTTCTTAGTAACACATAAGGGCAGGCTCTTCGGGGTCTGTCCTACATTTTAGATTTGAAATCGGGAGACTTTCATTGAATATTGCTAGTGCGCTTATTAAGCAAGTGCTTACACTACAGGACTTTCAGACCTGGAGTGTGGCGCATAAGCATTACTTTGCTGCTGAGTATCATAGTCTGTATAAGGTTATTGATAAGCACTGCGAAGCATTCCATAAAATGCCAACGATTGAAGATCTAAAGTTTGAGATTCGTGATTCAGCTACTCGTGAAAAACTGTACGCAGTGGAAGCTATTGAGGTCGATGCCGATCCTAGTATGCTTCTTGAGTATCTGAAGAACGAATACACTCAAAAAGAAATTCTGGACTCACTAGAAGATTATGTAGAGAACTCCGTTGCATTTGAGAATGCGCAGGAGTCTGTTAATCATCTTCACCAAATCGTACTCGATGTCGAAGACAAGGTTGATTTGGAAGATCCGCAGGAAAGTATGCAACGTATTGAACTGTTTGAGCCAGAAGAAGATTTAGCCAGATATATACCCTTGGGACTCAATGAAGAGTACGACTACGAAATACAGTTCTCACCTAGAGATCTTGTTATGTTCGGTGGTAAACGAGGGGCTGGTAAGTCTGTAATATGTGCTAATATTGCTAATGCAGTATATGCTTCAGGTAAATCGGCTATGTATTTCACTATTGAGATGGATAGCCGTTCTATCCTCCAACGATGTTGTTCTATTGCTACCGAAGTTCCTTTCTCTCGTCTACGTACTCAGAACCTGAGTCTTGCCGAGTGGGAGAAAGTCGCAGCATGGTGGGCAGGTCGTTATGTTGATGGGCAAGACCGCTTGAAGGAATATAGAACGCATCGTGACTTTAATAAGTTGCATACATCACTGAAAAACACCTGTGAGCTCCTCCCGACTCAACAGCTGGACATCGTGTATGATGCCTCTCTTACTCTCTCCAAAATTCGTGCCGAGCTTGACAAAAAAGTCAAACCTCTGAATGTTGGTGTCATTATCGTGGACTATATTAATCAGGTAAAGCGGTCGAGTCTTCCATCTCGTGGTGGTCAATATGATTGGACAGAACAGATCGAAGTAAGTAAAGCATTGAAGTCTATGGCACAAGAGTATGACTGCACAGTCGTATCTCCATATCAGACAGACGCAACTGGTGAAGCACGATTTGCTAAAGGTATCCTCGATGCCGCAGATGCTGCTTATACCTTAGAAACGTGGGATCACGAAGACGAATGTATTACATTTAATTGTGTAAAGATGCGCTCTGCTTCTATGAAGTCGTTCACCTCTACAGTAGATTGGGATAGCCTAAAGATTGGCCCCGAAACTGCTATGACACCTCAAGAGAAAGACGATTCCTCACACAAAACTGGCGAATCCATTGATGATATTTAAAAATATTTCTTGACTTTTTATCTCTTCTTGCGTATAATATGTGGATACTTTGAAGGGAGAAAGCAATTTGGCACTTACATTCGGTAGTTTACGACACTCTTACTCAGGCAGGAAGCGAAAGCCGATGCCCAAGTCTAAGCGATACACCCCTAAGTTTGAACCTATGGAAGTCTCCGATACTTATCGTAGAGACACCAAGCATTATAGTTCTGCCCAAGAGATGGGCGGATCTTGCGAAGCTGTAGACCGCAGTTACACTGAGGGCGCAGACTTCACCGTAGCCCCTGCATATAACAAGGGCGCGTACCAAGTAATCAGTAAAGAAAACATCAAGGATATTGGACGTTGACAGTAGAAGAACTATTAGTATCAAGACAAGTATATTTTGTACCGAAAGGTGCAGATGCTATTGTTACATGTCTCAATCCTGAACACGCAGATAGCAGTCCGAGTATGCGCATTGACAAGATCACAGGTATATTCAACTGTTTTTCTTGCGGATACAAAGGCAACATTTTTACACACTTTGGCGAAAAGGCAAACCAATTACAACTAAGACGAGAGCTACTCAAAAAACGTATTAGAGAAAAAAGGTCTGAGTCGGTTGGTTTGTCGTTTCCTAAGGGTAGTGTACCATATCTAGGCAACTGGAGAGATATTAAGCCAGAGACCTATAAAAGATTTGAAGCGTTTCAACAGCATGACCCTGACCATATTGGTCGCATTGTGTTCCCTGTACGAGATATATCAGGGCGCATTGTGTCCTTTAATGGCCGTCACACTACAGGCGGCACACCTAAGTACATGATCTCGCCTGCGGGTGCAAAGCTACCTCTCTACCCTATAGTAGAGCCGATACAAGGTTCCATTATCCTAGTAGAAGGTATATATGATATGGTAAATTTACATGATAAAGGACTAACTAACGCAGTTTGTACCTTTGGAACAAAGAATATAAATGAAGATAAATTGCGAATGCTTTCGATACAAGGTGTAGAGGAAGTAATAATTTTCTTCGATGGAGATACCGCAGGGCAGGATGCTGCGAAAGAAGTAAAAGAGATGGTAGAGCGAGTAGGCTTGACATCAAGAAATGTAGGGCTAAAGGATACAGATCCTGGCGCACTACCCTTAAAATCAGTACAAACATTAAAGAGAAAATTATATGCCTAAAGTTGCATTAGTAGAAACTAAACCAAGTAGGACAAATTATAAGAAAGAGTTTGACGATGAGTTCGAGTTTGATCAATATCAGCTCTGCTCTGACCCGAACCTTAAAAAAGTACTAAAACGAGACTGCGATATCGAGATTGATATTGACGCATATGACTGGATTATTCTCGTAGGTAGTGATGCACTTAAATACTTCACGCCTCTCAACTCAGTCACCGAATATTCTGGTAAGAAAGTAGAAGAGAAATACTTACCTGTCATTAACCCTGCCATGCTTGCATTTAAACCAGAAGCACAACGTACTTGGGATGACTCTAAGCAGAGCATTACTGAGTACATTACTGGAAACAAACAAGATACAATAATTACTGAGTACAATGCTTGGGGCATACAAGATACGGAGGAGTGCAATGATTTCATACGCGCTGCTATTTCTGCCCCTCTTGATTATGTTGGTCTGGACTCGGAAACAACGGGACTATATCCACGTGATGGGCATATGCTTGGCATTAGCTTGTCTTACGAAGCTGATCGTGGAGCATACATAGATACAGAGTGCTTTGACGAAACAACAGAAGCACTGTTACAAGAACTATTTGATAAAAAGATAGTAGTATTCCATAATGCTAAGTTCGATATGGCATTCTTTGAGTACCATTTCAACTTTAGCTTTCCACGCTTTGAAGATACTATGTTATTGCATTATTTGATTGATGAGAACCCCGGTACTCATGGATTGAAGTCTTTAGCTATGAAGTATACAATCTATGGCGATTATGAGAAAGGTATGTATGATTGGATGGCTCAGTACCGTAAGGAACACGGCATTCTTAAAAATGACTTCAACTGGGGTGATATTCCTTTTGATATCATGAAACTCTATGCAGGCATGGATGCTGCAGTAACATTCCTACTTTACGAGAAGTTTGTAAAGATTAAACAGAACAAACGTCTTAAAAAAGTATACGATAATATCCTTATTCCTGGTTGTCGTTTTCTAACAGACATTCAAGACAACGGCGTGCCTTTTGATAAGCAACGTCTGTTGAAAGGTCAGTCTCTCATGCAAGAGCAGATTGATGAGGCAGTAGTAGAGCTGTATAAGCACCCTGCTATTAGCAAATTTGAGGAAATTAATGGAAAAGATTTTAATCCTAACAGTACTGTTCAGCTTCGCAGCTTATTGTTTGATTTCATTGGTCTTAATCCTACTGGAAAGAAAACAGGTACAGGTGCAAACAGCACAGATGCGGAAGTTCTTGGAGAATTGGCAAGCCAATCCGACGTCCCTGCCCTCATTCTTGCCATTAGACAAAAATCCAAGATTAAGAATACTTATCTGGACAAAATCTTTCCTCAGCTGGATAGGGATTCTCGACTACGTACTGGTTTCAATCTTCACGGTACAACTTCTGGCCGTCTCAGTTCTAGTGGTAAACTCAATATGCAGCAATTGCCTAGAGATAATCCCATTGTAAAAGGTTGTATCAAAGCGGCACCAGGACACAAAATTGTTGCAATGGATTTAACAACTGCAGAAGTATATGTTGCAGCAATTCTTGCAAAAGATATAGCTCTAATGGACGTGTTTAAGTCTGGAGGTAACTTTCACTCAGCTATCGCACACAAAGTATTTAAGCTACCTTGTGATGTTAGTGAAGTGGCAGAACTATATAGCATGCAAAGACAGGCTGCTAAGGCTGTAACCTTTGGTATTATGTATGGTGCCGGTGCAAATAAGATTAGTGAACAAGTTACAAAAGATAGTGGTAAGCCTTTCTCTAAGCAAGATGCTCAAGAGGTAATTGATGACTATTTTAAAGAGTTCCACAGGCTAAAAGCGTGGATTGAAGAAAACAAGAAGTTCATTATGCAAAATGGCTTTATTTACAGCTACTTCGGTAGAAAAAGGAGATTACCAAATGTCGCATCGACAGACAAAGGCATCCAGAGCCATAGCGTTAGGTCTGGTCTTAATTTTCTGGTGCAGTCTGCTGCTTCTGATATTAACCTCTTAGGAGCTATCGACATGAACTCGTGGATAAAAGCAAAGGGCAAGAAAGCTCGTATCTTTGCCCTCGTACACGATTCTATCTTAGCAGAAGTACCAGACGATGAAGTAGATGAGTACATGGTTAAACTTGCAGAGTACGTACAGATGGATAGAGGTTTATCTATACCAGGTACTCCAGTAGGCTGTGACTTTGAGATTATTCACCAAGACTATTCAGGCGGAAAGTTCGAGAAAATGTATGGCGATCACATATCGTAATATTCGAAAACTTGTAAACTTTCCTGTATTCTTATTACCTTCGGGTCTCTGGGAGATACAGGATGGTTTACTTTTGCTTGAAGATCAAGTAGTAGATGATAAAAATCAAGAAGGAAAAACTTTAGGGGCAAGGCGTATGCAGACACCTCATAAAGACCTTTTTCCTTTAAAAAGAATGATCTCTTCGTACAATGGGATACTAAAACAGAGTACCAGACATTTTATAGATAATACAGGTAGTCCTTTTATGTACGAAAAGACTCGATTTGCACAATTGAGATACTTAAAAATTAAAAGAGTGGAGCAAAAAGATTCTGCCTCACTAATATGGATAAAAGGTCACAACAGCCCTTTTACCGTGCCACGCCCACCCGAGGATGGATATACTTGGGCTGGGGTTCTGCACTTACATGGATTACCGTGGGTGCTTTACGAGTATTCGGAGACGAAACTCAAAGATACCAGAAAGAAAGTATAATATATGGCTAAGAAAAGAAAAACTTTATCAGGGGTTAATTTTGACCTGAGAGAAATAGAACCTTTAACAAGAAACCAGCTCAAAGCATTTGAGTCTAATAAGCATCTTGTACTGCACGGATTAGCAGGAACAGGAAAAACCTTCATCTCGTCCTATCTAGCATTTGATGATATGGCGAAAGGAGACTATCAAAAGCTTGTAATTATACGAAGCGCAGTACCTACTAGAGATATCGGCTTTTTGCCGGGGACAGACAAAGAAAAAGCGTCTGTTTATGAAGAACCTTATAAAGATATTGCTAATGATCTGTTCGGTAGAGGCGATGCCTACGAAATACTAAAACAGAAAAACTTAGTAGAGTTTATGACTACTTCTTTTATTCGCGGAATTACTCTTAGAGATGCTATTATTCTTATTGATGAGTGCCAGAATATGTCTTTTCACGAACTAGACTCAATTATTACCCGAATGGGCGAGAATTGTAGAGTTATGTTCTGTGGAGACTTTAGACAGGCTGACTTAAAAGGTAACGGCTTAAAAGACTTTATTAGAGTGTTGAAGCGTATGGATGTATTTACCTTTATTGAGTTCGAAGTGGAAGATATCGTTAGATCCGACTTTGTTAAGTCCTACATTATTGCTAAGAATGAACTAGAACTATGAAAGCAGTTATAAGCCACAGAATTTACATGGATTGCACCGCCGAGTTGCAGGATAAGATCGACAAAGAACTTACCTATGCTATTCCTACGCACAATCCATTAGATCCGCCAGAAATGATTAAGAATATGGGCATTATTCGTAATGGCCTCGTATCCTTACCTATAGGGCGCACGGATTTGATCCCTGAGCACTATGAAATTGTTGATCGGCGGATTAATAAGCCTGTGGACTTTCCTGAGTTTAAGTTTGAGCTACGAAAGAGCCAGCAAGACGTATATGACGCAATCGAAGACAACGCTATAATCAACGCATGGGTCAGTTGGGGAAAGACTTTTACAGGTCTTGCAATCGCAGGTAAATTAGGTCAAAAAACACTTGTTGTTACCCATACTGTAGCTTTGCGTAATCAGTGGGCTAAAGAAGTGGAAAAAGTATTTGGAATTACGGCCGGAATCATTGGTAGTGGTAAGTTTGAACTTGATTCTCCTATCGTCATTGGGAATACTCAGAGCTTATACCGAAATATAGACAAGATTCGTAAAGAGTTCGGTACCATCATCCTAGATGAGATGCACCATGTTAGTAGTCCGACTTTTAGTAAAATTTTAGATACAAACTACTGTAGATATAAGATAGGGCTATCGGGAACTATAGAAAGAAAGGATGGTAAACACGTTGTATTCAGAGATTACTTTGGTAATACTCTTTTTAAACCACCCAAAGAAAACTATATGACCCCTACAGTACACATTGTACCGTCAGAGATACGTTTTATGGATGGTGCTAAGACACCTTGGGCAAACAGAGTTACTGCGCTCTCGAATGATGAAGAATACAGACATACAGTAGCAATGCTGGCTGCGGCCTACGCCGCAAGAGGGCATAAAGTTCTAGTAGTAAGTGACAGGGTAAGTTTTCTCAAAGCCTGTGCGGAGCTTACCGGAGACAGAGCAGTATGTGTGACAGGAGATGTTTCTCACGAAGACAGAGAGACACTAGTAGATGAAGTTCTCTACGGGGACGCAAATGTTCTCTACGGAACGCAGGCAATTTTCTCCGAGGGTATATCAGTTGACACACTAAGCTGCTTAATACTTGGTACACCTGTGAACAATGAGCCACTACTCACGCAGCTTGTGGGACGAGTGATTCGCAAAAAGGAAGGTAAGATAGATCCTGTTATAATAGATATACACTTGAGGGGAAATACGGCTCGAAAACAAGCCTCCAATCGTGTTGGGTTCTATATGAAGCAGGGTTGGGAAATGAAGTACCTTTAAAAAAATAATTCTTGACAACTTGGTTAAAATACAGTATAATTATGCTCTTATTTGATTGGAAGAAGGTTTTTGATACGGCAAACGGTAATATTGCGACTTGCACCACGATAATGGAAATGCTAATAAAGCAACAAGTACCGCGCAACAAGTTTGACCCTATTTATAAATATTCTAGTAAAAACTTTGCAGGCGATAGCTTTCTCCTCCACGGAGATTTCTTACTGTACCATGCATATAAGTATACACAAAAAGAACTAGCTATTTACTATGCTTTGGCTTCTCTACGAAGTACGGCGGAATATATAGCCACAAACAAAACTACGTTAGACGCACTACATTGTCCTGTGCCTCTTGACGAAATTAACGACAACAGGCTACTCATAGTACTAGAAGACGAAATAACGTTGATCTATGAAGAAGTCACACTGGAGACTATACACTAATGGCATTATCATTCAATAAGCAAACGGGCGGAGCCCAAAAATCCTCAATCTCAACCTTTCAGTACAAAGACGGTGACAACAAAATGCGCGTAGTTGGCGACATTCTTGCACGTTATGTATACTGGATCAGCGGTGAGAACGACAAAAACATTCCTATGGAGTGTCTATCTTTTGATAGAAACTCTGAGCGATTCAATAACAAAGAGCAAGACTGGGTACGCGAGTACTATCCTGATCTTAAATGTGGCTGGAGCTACGCTTGTCAAGTAATTGACCCAAGCGATGGCAAAGTCAAAGTAGCAAATCTTAAGAAGAAGCTGTGGGAGCAAATTATTACTGCTGCAGAAGACTTAGGCGACCCTACTGATGTTAACACTGGTTGGGATATTTCCTTCAAGCGTGTTAAGACTGGCCCGTTACCTTACAACGTAGAATATCAACTACAAGCACTGAAGTGCAAGCCTCGTGCTCTTACAGAGACTGAGCTGGCTTCTATTGCTGACCTGAAGTCTATGGATGACGTTATGCCTCGTCCAACTGCTGACGCTCAGAAAGAGCTGTTAGATCGTGTTCGTAACCACGGCAACGAGACTGATGACGAAGCACTTGATGCTGAGTTCAACGTAGGATGATATTATTCACGGCTGACTGGCACATCAAACTGGGACAGAAGAATGTCCCAGTTAAGTGGGCTACAAACCGTTATCAAATGTTCTTTGACCAAGTGTACGCACTAGAAAAAGACTGTGATATGCACATAATCGGAGGCGATCTCTTTGATCGTCTTCCGAATATGGAAGAGTTAGAGCTTTACTTCAGGTTTATTCGTGGAGTAAAGATTCCAACAATTATCTATGACGGAAACCATGAAGCGACTAAGAAGAATAAGACATTCTTTACACAGCTAAAGCAGGTTTCTAGAGATATTAATCCTTTGATCAACGTAGTAGATATATCATATGTTGACGCAGATTTAGGTTATGGCATATTGCCTTACGCAGATTTGCACAAGAAAGGTAGCATTGATCACTTTGATACGACGCAGCCTCTGTTCACCCACGTTCGAGGAGAGATACCACCGCACGTAAAACCGGAAGTTGACTTAGACTTATTTGAAGACTTCCCTGTTGTGTTTGCAGGAGACTTGCACTCTCACAGCAATACACAAAGAAATATTATATATCCAGGTAGTCCTATGACTACATCCTTTCATAGAAATAGGGTAAAGACTGGATATTTGCTAATCAATGAAAGAGACTGGAGCTGGATGTGGGAAGAGTTCAACTTACCACAGCTTATAAGAAAAACAGTAACAGACGAAGCTGATATGTTACCTACTGATTTTGATCACACGATATACGAAGTAGAAGGCGACATACAAGATCTAGCAAACGTAAAGAACTCAGAGCTGCTAGATAAGAAAGTAGTAGTACGAAAGTCAGAAGCATCACTAATAATGGACAAAGATATGTCAGTCCAGGACGAGTTAGCAGAGTACTTAACCTACATACTTGAAATCAATACCGATAAAATACCAGACATCATAGGAACATACAATGATTACACTACAAACGTTGAAATGGGATAACTGCTTTAGTTATGGCTCTGGTAATGAATTACAATTAGATGATAATACTGTTACACAAATCCTTGGTACTAACGGTATGGGGAAGTCCTCCATACCGTTAATCATTGAAGAAGCTCTGTATAACAAAAACTCTAAAGGTATTAAAAAAGCAGACATACCTAATCGTTATATCAATGACGGATACAATATCTACCTGTCTTTTACTAAAGATGCAGACAGGTACGCAATTACAGTTAATCGTAAAACAAATATTAAAGTAAAACTCGAAAAGAATGGTACTGATATCTCTAGCCATACGGCTACTAATACCTATAAGACTTTGCAGGAAGTTCTTGGAGTAGACTTTAAAACCTTTTCGCAGTTAGTATACCAGAATACTAATGCGAGCTTACAGTTCTTAACCGCTACTGATGCAAATCGTAAGAAGTTTCTTATTGATCTATTGCACCTAGAAAAGTACGTTGAACTGTTTGAAGTATTTAAGAGCGCCTCTAGAGAGGTAGCATCAGTATCTTCTACGATAGCAGGGAAACTTGCAACAGTTGAAAAGTGGTTAGAAGATAATAAATTAAGTGATACCAACATACTACCCATGTTGGATTTACAAATTGATACATCGGAAGATCAGAAGACTTTAAGTTCTTTAACGATAGAGATTGAAAATATCTCCGAAAAAAATAAAAAAATCTCTACCAATAATCAGTATAAGAAGATGCTCGACAAGATAGATATTGGCGCTATCCAGAGTTCTACTATTACACAGTATGAATCCTATGACGAATTACAGTCAGAGTTAGGTTCTTTACAAGCAGTCGCTGCGGGTGCTCAACGAACTTTGGATAAATTAGAACGAATTTCTGATGAGTGCCCTACTTGTAAGCAATCTATTGATGTTTCTGAAGAGAAGGCAATGATTGAAGTAGAGCGAGCTAAGAAAGATACTGCTCACGCTAAAGCTATGGTGATTGGCCCTGAGATTAAGAGAATTAAAGCAAACAATCTGGAATTTGAGCGTAATAATAAAGCTCGAAAGGATTGGGAAGATTTACTACGCTCTTTCTCAAAGGAACTTCCTGCTACTATCTTGGATCAGGCAGAGTTGGAAAGCGAGCTGTTTGCTGTACAAGACAGATTACGCGCCTCAAAGAAACAGTTGGAAGAAAATGCGGCAGAGAATGAAAGACGTACAAGGTTAAATACTCGTATACAAGTAATTCAAGAACAGACAGATGAGTTTATATTTCAATTTGAAGAATATAGCTCCAAATTAGAAGAAAATAGTAAGTTAGAGTCTAATCTTACAGTGTTAAAGAAGTCGTTTAGTACGAACGGATTGTTAGCATATAAGATCGAAAACCTAGTAGGTGAACTAGAAGAAATGGCGAACGAGTACTTAGCTGAGCTCTCTGATGGCCGCTTCACTCTGGAGTTTGTTGTTTCAAATGATAAACTTAATGTAGAGATCACTGATAACGGTAACGTAGTAGACATTCTAGCTCTTTCTTCTGGTGAGCTTGCAAGAGTAAATACAGCTACTTTGATAGCAATTAGAAAGCTAATGAGTAGTATTTCAAAGTCTAAAATCAATATATTGTTCTTAGACGAAGTTACTAACGTACTCGATGACCAAGGCAGAGAGAAGCTAGTAGAGGTTCTACTGAGAGAAGACTTAAATACTTACATAGTATCACATGGTTGGTCTCACCCTCTCCTAGAGAAGATCGAGGTAGTTAAGGATGGCAACATCAGCGTATTGGAGTAGTAATGAGTGCAGGTCGCAGAAGAATGTGGTGGAGACATATCAAAGCCAGAGAAGAACTAAGTGTGGAGCCGGAAACGGAAGTAGAGGAAGAAGATGGTAGATTCGAGAGCAAAGGGAGCGAGAGGCGAGTACCTAGTAAGGGACATGCTGAGAGAAGCGACCGGACTGAAGTTTGAGAGAGTACCTGCCTCGGGTGCTCTTGAATACCTGAAAGGGGACTTATATGTCCCTAATCAGAGAAATCATTATTGTATAGAGGTAAAGAACTACAAAGACTCTCCATTAACTGATAAAATATTTACACAACCAAAGACAAATAATATTATCAGATGGTGGAAGAAAGTTGTAGTACAAGCAGCGGGTGGCGATCAAAAGCCAATGCTATTTTTTAAATATGACCGATCAAAGGTATTTGTAGTAACAGAGAATAAGCCAGAAAACACAGATGAGTATCTGTATATACGGTTTTTAAATTGTTATGTACTATTAATGGATATTTGGTTGGCATCTGAAAAGACGGAGTGGATAGGTGGCTTTTAATTTTAATGAAGCAATTGGCGGTAAAGATACTACTGTTCTAATTGTAGATGCACTAAACTTAGCTTTTCGTTGGAAACACCAAGGCAGAACAGATTTTCGAGAGCAGTATGTAGAAACAGTTAAGTCTTTAGCAAACTCTTACAAGTGCGGTAGAATTATTATTACCGCAGACTGGGGCTCATCAAGCTACCGTAAAGAGTTATTGCCAGAGTACAAACAGAACCGAAAAGATAAGTATGCTACACAAACAGACGAAGAAAAGCAAGCATTTATAGACTTCTTCGACGAGTATGAAGAGACTCTAGAACTACTAGCAGAGAGCTATACAGTACTTAGATACCAGGGTGTAGAGGCAGATGATCTTGCTGCCCACCTTGTAAAAGATAAAAAGCAGTATGGTTTAGAAAACATTTGGCTACTGTCAAGTGACCGAGATTGGGACTTATTGATCCAAGACGGTGTAAGTAGATTTTCTTACGTTACTCGAAAAGAAGTTACTATAAATAACTGGAGCGAGCACTACGGTGTTACACCTGAAGAGTATATTTCCTTCAAGTGTCTCACAGGAGATAAAGGTGATAATGTTCCAGGTATTAACGGTATTGGCCCGAAGAGAGCAGAGCAGCTCATAAAAGAATACGGCGATGCAATGACTATATATGACAACATACCATTAGACGGTAAGTATAAGTACATACAAGAGCTAAACGCAAATGCTGAAGTATTACTAAAAAATTATGAGTTAATGGACTTAATTACATATTGCGATGACGCGATAGGCACGGATAACATATCCGAAATACAAAGGAAAATGATTTAATGGATCAGTATCAAAGTTTTATACACAAGAGTAGGTATGCACGCTGGCTAGAGGACGAAGGTCGTAGAGAGACCTGGGAAGAGACTTGCCACAGGTATGTAGACTTCTTTAAAGAAAGAGAGCAACTAGATAGCGAGAGCGGTGAAGAGATTTATAATGCTATTCACGCTATGGAAGTTATGCCCTCTATGAGATGTATGATGACAGCAGGCGAAGCCCTCAAGCGTGATAACGTAGCAGGTTTTAACTGTAGTTATTTGCATATTGACCATCCACGAGCTTTTGACGAGCTTATGTATGTGTTGATGTGTGGAACAGGAGTAGGTTTCAGTGTAGAACGTAATTTTATTAATAAACTACCAGAAGTAGCCGAAACTTTCCACAAAACAAGCTCTACTATTGTAGTAAGTGATAGTAAGCTAGGATGGGCGAGTGCCTTTCGTGAGTTGATTGCCATGCTTTATGCAGGTAAACTACCCGAGTGGGACATGAGCCGAGTACGTCCAGCAGGTGCAAGACTAAAAACTTTTGGTGGTCGTGCATCGGGACCTGAGCCTTTGGTTGACTTATTCCAGTTTTGTACTGGTGTATTTCAAAAAGCGGCGGGTCGTAAGCTAACAAGTATTGAGTGCCACGATGTTGTATGTAAGATTGCAGATATTGTAGTAGTAGGCGGTGTACGTCGTTCTGCTCTTATCAGTCTGTCAAATCTTTCTGATCAGCGTATGTCTAAAGCTAAATCAGGACAGTGGTGGGTTGATCAAGGTCAGCGTCGTCTAGCAAACAACTCTGTAGCATATACTGAGAAGCCAGACTTCGAAGCATACCTTAACGAGATGAAAAACTTGTATGAGTCTAAAGCAGGTGAACGTGGTCTCTTTAGTCGCGTAGCTGCTCAAAAGATTGCAGCTCGCAACGGTCGTAGAGATGCTACACATGATTTTGGTACTAACCCTTGCTCTGAGATTATTCTCCGTAGTAATGAGTTCTGTAACTTATCAGAAGTAGTAGTACGAGCAGAAGATACTCTTGAAACCTTGTTAGAAAAAGTTCGTAAAGCTACTATTATTGGTACTTTGCAATCGAGTCTAACAGACTTTAGGTATCTGCGGGTGCGCTGGAAGCGTAACACTGAAGAAGAAGCACTATTGGGCGTAAGTTTAACAGGTATTATGGATCACGCAGTACTCGGAGATCCTAATAATACTGAACTAGCCGGTTGGTTAGAGGAAATGAGAGATGTTAGTATTGCAACAAATAAGGAATGGGCTGAAAGAATTGGTGTTAACCAGTCTGTCGCTATTACATGCGTCAAGCCAAGTGGTACTGTTTCTCAGCTTGTTGATAGTGCTTCCGGTATTCATCCTCGTTTCAGCAAGCATTACATTCGCCGTGTACGTTCAGACAAAAAAGATCCACTTGCACTCTATATGGAGCAAGCAGGATTCCCAGTAGAAAACGATGTAATGTCGCCCTCTTCTGTAGTCTTTAGCTTCCCGGTTAAAGCGCCAGAGTCTAGTACATGTGTGAAAGAAGTAGGGGCTATGGAACAGTTGGCTCTTTGGAAAGCGTATCAGAATCACTGGTGTGAACATAAGCCAAGTGTAACTGTATACTATACAGACAGTGAGTACTTGCAGGTAGCTCAGTGGATTTGGGATAATTTTGATCTATGTTCTGGAATTAGTTTACTTCCAACAAGCGATCACGTTTATCAGCAAGCTCCATATGAAGATATTACTGCGGAGAAGTACGAAGAATTGTTGGCAGCAATGCCACAAGAAGTGAAGTGGGAAGATTTAGCCCAGTTTGAAAAAGAAGATAACACAACCGGATCACAAGAGCTTGCCTGCGTTGGCGGCGGCTGTGACATACTATAATAAAGGATATTATAATGACTGAAGTAACTGAAAACGAAGTACAAACCATCTCTTTGAACGATAAAGAGTATAAAGTAGAAGATCTCTCTGAGAAAGCCAAGTACTTAGTGTCACAAGTACAGGACATGCAAGCTCAAGCAAACCAGAGCCGTGCTCGTCTCGATCAGATTCAAGTAGGTATTACAGGCTTTACAGGCTTGTTACAGGAGGAGTTGGAGAATCCAGCTCCAACTGAAGCACCTGTTGAGGGTGACCTAGTTTAAAGAGTAGTAAAACTAAAAAAGGGACTGTAAAGTCCCTTTTTTATTGCCTTGAAAAAAGCTACCAAGGAACTCCCGCCGCACTTGCAGGAACTTTTGAGTCTGCAATTTGAGCTGCAATTCCTTCCTCAATGACTACTAACTCCTCTGCACCTAGAGCTGCTTTTACCCAAACAATTACTCCTGATTCTGTAAGATCTGCAAAAGGTGTAAAACCCTCCGCTGTAGAGTCAGGAGTAAAACTTGTAGACCCATAGCTAGATCCATAGTGGGTTACTGCGTCGTCGCCGACACCCACGATCTCTTCGTCGCTCGCACGCCAGTGCGCTGTGGTAACACCATTATTACTTGTTTCTCTTTCTAATTCGCTGATAGCCCATATTACTGCCATTTTATTTCTCCTTTAAGATATTACGCCTACGGCGAGCTTGTGGGCAACACCTGACCCGACTTCTCCTATACGTATTGCAGTGGCTGCCGCATCATAAGCACCCTCTGCGTCATAGCAGACATTTACACTTCTTTCGTGAGTACAACTAGTGTCTGAACAGGTAAATCTCACCTGAATATCTGTAACATCAACAGTTGTAGTTATAGTTTCTCCTTCGTTATCCGGATCGGGCGTTTCGCTTGCTCGAGTCCCTGTAAATTCTTCTAATAGTTCGTATGTTACTGCCATTTTATTTCTCCTTTGATTTCTATGCGTTTTCTAACGCGGTTATTCGAGCTTCGAGCTCTTGAATTGTTTTTACTAATAGTGGTACTAGTTTGCTTTGGTCGATGCCTTGCATCTCTGGAACTGTTGTTGTTACTTCGGTTTCTGTGCCATCTTCTGCAACGACTGTTTCTGTAACCTCAGTGGTTGCATCCTTCTCACCCGTAACAGCTTCTGGTAAATGCTCTTGTAGTTCGTGAGCTATAAAACCATCGCTGCGCTGCTGTCCGTCAATCCATCTAAAGTTAACGGCCTCAATAGCTAATAAGCGTGCGGTTGCATTGGCTATCGGCTGAATGTCTTCCTTAAGTCGATAGTCAGAGCTAGTCGAGTATTGCGTAGAGTAGTGACTGCTAGTGATTTTACCTCGTACAGTACCGCCACCATCTTGGAACGTCATGTGCCAGTTCTGCGGCTGGTAGCCTGTGGTCGTATCTACAGTTCCCTTAGATATTATTGTAGCTGCGGCATCACTTGTAGTAGCCGACGACTTATCCGCAACAATCTGACTATAAATAGTTGCAGTGCTTGCGCTAATGAAGGCGGTATTAGTAGTGCCAGCATAGAAAAAGACTGTGCCAGCTGCGTTAATAGCTAGGTTAGTAGCAGCATATGGACCTTGCGATAAATAGTTAGTAGTGCTGCCCTCTATGTACACACGACCAGAAGCGACAATATCGCCCCTAACATCAAGAGCACGACTCGCGCTAGTTATCTCATTAGGATAAGCACCAGTACTACCAATAAGTACGCCATTTGGAAACACACGCATCGGTGTTACACCAGAGTATCCCGAGATACCGTTATGTGGGTTTTTGTCGCTATTAGCTCCAGATGCTCCACCTGAAAACCCAAAATCAATTCGTTGACCCTGTCCATCTGTTCCAATAACTACTTGACGGCCTGTCGAACCTCCAGTTGTTAGTCCATCATAAGTAAACTGAATAGTCGGGCCGTGGTTGGAGTTGCTTGTAACAGTATGATTTAAGTTTAAAACTGGGTACTTTCCGTCAATAACCACCATTGGCCGAGTATTACCATCAACTAGCGTCTGATCTGTTACGGTGTTACCAACAACTATAGTCGCGGCATTGGTTGAATGCGTGCTGGTTACTGTCAGCGATTTAGTTGTTGAACTACTAGCAGCAACCGTAACCTGAGGAGACGTAAAACTACCTACTATCTGCAAATTACCTGTAGTAGCGTTTAGTGACATTTTTGATGTTGCAGTTGCTCCACCACCACCACCAGCACCAGTTTCCCAGTTCCACCCATAAGAAGCTACGCCTTCCATTCTTGAACGTAATGCCCAAGATGTTACACCTGCAAGACCCGTGGGTGCAGTTAAATTACCGTTAGGGCCGCAACCAGTAGCCCCGGCAGAAGCCATATAATCTTGCCAATTATAATAAGCTTCGTTATACCAAGTAATTCCGGTTCGAGCGGTACTTGCTCTCAGTAGTGATAAACCATAAGCCTTAATCGAAGCCGTACCATCTCTTTTTACAATACTATTATTTACTGCACCTTCTTCTGCATTATATCCATCTAATAAATCTGCATCTAGACCAGAACCAGAGCCGTCGTTTCCTGCGTGCCAAATCTTGTTGGAGTTTATGGCTCCTGCGAACAAGTTTCCAGAGCGGTCAGCACTAAACCGCGTAGTTCCCCAGCCACTATTATGGTATCCGTGATCTTGGTTTATACGGAAATTGTCATCGTTGTAACCAAATCCAACTGTCCATGTATTTGTGTTATTGCCGTGAGAGAATAACATTGAGGGTCTATCAGTACCGCTATTGCCATCAACTCTCATCTCTCCAACAATACCCCAAGAATGGTTTCCGTAGGTATTTACAGCTTTGAATGTAACATTATTTCCTGGGGCTGATCCTGATTTTCTTACTACCAGCGTAGGGCCATTAGCCGTCGATATTTCGTCAGCTACATCAGATCTTAGGAATGAAGAACTATTAATACCATCCAGTAACTCAGAGTCAGCAGCCTTACCACTTATAGGTAAGTAAACACCACTATGGTTGTGAGAAGCAGGAGCATAGTAAGAACCCTGCTGTCCATCAAGTAAGTCAGCATCTAATCCTGAGCCTGAACCGTCGTTTGAACTATTCCAGAATTTATGATTATACGCACTTGTAGCAATTCCGTATACAGCAGGTGTTCCAGCACTGTTATATGATATTGGCATATTAATATATACTTCGTTCGCAACGCCGGTATTAGCTTGTGCTGATGTTCTTTCTGAAACAGTAACATCATAAGCAGCGTTTGAATGGTCATATGAATACCATTTGTGTGGTGAAGCAGATACATAGTTTGAGGCTGATGTACTGTCATTTACCTGAACAGAAATGTCTGAATCAGAATATATATGATAATTTGCCGTTCCACCTCTAAGCCATACAACGTGTTTCATTGTATGTGCTGTAAACGCAATACCACCTAATATTCTGCTATAGATTTCTCCAAACTCTTGTACACGAATTGAAGTAGGATAACCTCCCCAACCACTCGAACCAACAATACTATATTTAAATGATAGTCCACCAAAGTGAGTAGAAGTATTCCATGTTGACGGAGCAGTTTCAGAATAGGCTCTGTAAATTTGAAAATTAGAAACTTCTGCACCACCGCCACCACTGATTACAACAGGGTACCAAGTGTCAGCATCTCCTCCAACAGAGATGTCAATCTTTTCTCCTACTCCAAAATGATTAACTCTACTATAGCCGTCTATAGTATCTGCATCTAAGCCAGAACCTGCGCCATCGTTACCGGAGTGCCATATTGTGTTTCCACCCCACGTTAAAGCTCCTGTTCCAATTCTACCTAATTGTGTAGTATTATTACCAAACGTTAAATAGCCTCTATCGTTATTCTGTTGACCTACAATACCTGCAGTATTTGCCACACTAACATCTTTAATTCTAATATCATCACCTACACCAACATAACCTGTATTAGTAGTATTTAGATTTGCAAACGTAGGTGAATTAGTAGTATTGAGAGATTGGTTTGCTGTATACGTAGTATAACCACTAGGATTACTAGCAGCGTAATAATATGAACCGTGCTGTCCATCTAACAGATCAGCGTCTAAGCCAGAGCCAGAACCATCGTTACCTGCGTGCCATGCTTTATTACCGCCTTGCATGTAAACAGACTTACTTTGATTGTAATTATTAAGGTAGATTGAGCCGTTTGAAGGGCTATCTATATGCAGGTTTGATGAGGTTCTTATTCGAGAAATACCAGTACTGTTAGCGGTAGACCAGCCACCTAAATGAATAGCTTCCTGACTTCCTGATGCTCTTGGAAGTATAATTCCGGTAGTATCTGTGGCAGCCCAGGTATAGGTTACTCCGGCAGCTACTGAATCCGAAGTATCACTTCGTAAATACTTAGAGTAGGTAGGTGGTGGGTTAGCTGAACTGTAGTAATAAGAACCTTGTTGTCCATCAAGTAGATCTGCATCTAATCCAGAGCCAGAGCCATCGTTGCCAGCGTGCCAGAGCTGATTGCCGCCCCAGGTTAAAGCTCCTGTCGTAATCCTACCAAGCTGAGTACCATTATTACCAAAGGTTAAGTACCCTCTATCAGTATTTTGTTGACCTACTACACCAGCAGTATTTGCCTGGGAAACATCTTTTAACCTAACGTCATCTCCTATACCAACATAACCTGTATTAGTGGTATTTAAATTAGCAAAGGTTGGTGAATTAGTAGTACTAAGTGCTTGGTTAGCTGTATAGGTTGTATAACCAGCACCATTTGTTAATTGGTTATTGTTGGTTGGGATTGTTGGCTTACCCGTAACATTAGCCCACGCTAAGTAATGTGAACCCTGTTGTCCATCAAGTAAATCAGCGTCTAGACCGGAGCCTGAGCCATCGTTGCCGCTATCCCAAAACTTTTTCCAAGCACCAAAGCCGCCATTGGCAACCCACCTTTGCCAAATGTTGCCGCTAGAAGCAGCTGTAAGTTGGTGCCCGTAAGGGTAGGCGCCCCCGCTGCCGGAATGAGCATATATGTTTAAGCCCCAGTGGGCGTTGTCCCCGCTTTCAGGTTTATTAGTAGCAGAATTTTGGTAGCGAAACGGTGCTATTCCAGCAGCCTTACTTGTACCCGCTGCTTGCCAAGCAGAATTAAGATTAGACGTAGAAAAACCGCTGGCTATAAAAGACCCGCTAGTCTGGTTAAAGTCACCTGTTTTTGTGTCATTAGCATCAGAGCGCAGGAAACTACCTGCGTGAATACCATCAACAGTATCAGCATCTAGACCAGAACCAGAGCCGTCGTTTCCTGCGTGCCATGCAGTATTGCTGTTAATTGTTAAACTTCCTGAACTAACTAGCTCTGTAGGCTGTGATGATTTTCCTAATACAAATTTACCGTAATCATTTCTAATAACGT